AGTAGATGCAGAGGGAAACCCTATATGCGACTTTTCACAAATCGTAGAGGATAGTCCTGCAACTGTAAGAAGGTCTTTAGATGGTACATTATTTATTGCTAAATTTATGGGCGAAACTCCTACTTTTTTAGAGGGCTTAGACCAATATACTCACGAGGAGATATTAGCAATAGTAAGAACAGATGCTTGGACACCTGAGCAAGAATAAAATAAATTATGGAAAATATACTAAGTGTAGATTTATCAAGTGAAACATCTCCAGTCGTACAAGAAGTACGAGGTAGAGAATATATAGAGTATGGTACTGAGGATTGGAGAAACCTTTACCCACAGTTCTTAATAGACCTTTACTACAATTCTAGTACACACGCAGCTATTATAAACACGACTTCTGAAATGATAGCAGGAGAGGACATAGTAGTAGAAGATAGCGAAAACCTAGAACAATTTGTTAAACTTAAAAAATTCTTTGCAGAAGCTAATGGTAAAGAAACACTACACGAGGTAATTAAAAAACTTTCATTTGACTTTAAGCTACAAGGTGCATTTGCTATTCACATTATTTGGAATAAAGCTAAAACAGAGATAGCTGAGATTTACCACGTACCAGTAGAAAGAGTTAGAGCATCAAAGCCAAACTCTTTTGGAAAAGTAGATTTTTTTTATGTATGTTCTGATTGGAGTAACACAAGAACTAACAGACCAATAAAGATAGCTGCTTTTAATACAAAGGATAGAACAAGTCCTAGTCAGTTATTATACTCAGGTTTATACAGTCCTAATATGGACATCTATCATACTCCTGATTATCTTGCAGCAAACAACTGGGCATTAGTAGATCAGAGAGTTGCAGAGTTTCATCTTAATAATATATCTAATGGTTTTTCAGGAAGCTATATGATTAGCTTTGCTAACGGAGTACCTACACAAGAGGAGAGATTTCAAATAGAGAGAAGTTTAGCTGAGAAGTTTACAGGTGCTAGTAATTCAGGAAAGTTTGTATTAACTTTCTCAGATGATAAAACTAGAACACCTGAAATAACACCAATAACTGTAAGCAACGCAGACAAGCAATATCTTGCGTTACAGGAACTTTTAGTACAAAACATACTAACAGGTCATAGAGTTACTTCTCCTATGCTTATGGGTATTAAAAACGATACAGGGCTAGGTTCTAATGTTGATGAAATGAACGCAGCATTTGAAATATACTTAAACACAGTAGTTGTACCCTACCAAAAACATATACTAAAAACATTATCTAAAATATTTGAGGTTAATGGTATGAACTTACCAATATCTTTTGTACAAGCTAAACCAATTACTTCTAAGTTTACAATAGAGGATATGAAAGAGGTAATGACACAAGATGAGATTAGAGAAGAACTAGGATTAAAACCTTTGTCAGATGAAGAACTAACGGCAGAAGATGACAACTATAACTTAGAAAAAGATTGTGATTGTGGTAAGAATAAAGATAGTTGTGACAAGAGTTGTTACGAGAAAACTGAGTTAGATGCTTTCTTAGAAACTGTGGAGGACATACCTGAGGGTTGGGAACTAATAGATGAAGAAGTAGTAGATGGAGAACACGCAGACTTTGACTTTGAAGAAGAATTAAATCAGATAGCTGCTGAGAAGATAGAGTTAGCTACTACTGGAGTTGCTAGACCTGATAGTAAATCAGAGCAAGATGGTATATCTAAAAAGACATACGACTATTATAGAGTACGTTATGTATATGCACAAGATAACTTCTTAACTAGAAAGTCAGGTAAAAAAAGAAATTTTTGCGAAAAGATGGTAGCTGCTAAAAAACTATATAGAAAAGAAGATATAGAAAGAATGTCTACTAAAAGAGTTAATGCAGGTTGGGGTAAAGGTGGTGCAGATACTTACGATATATTCTTATATAAAGGAGGTGGAAATTGCCATCACTTTTGGCTAAGACAAATATACAGAACAGAACTAGGTATATCTGTAAGTACAAAGATTAAGGATGCAGATTTAGTAGGATATACTAAAGCTAGATCAGAGGGCTTTACGGCTAAGAAAAACGACAAGAGAGTAGCTATAGCACCTAAGAGAATGAAAAATAACGGATTTGTAAAAAAGAAATAATATGTCATACGTTTTATTTATATCAGAAGAAAAATTAAAAGACAGTACAAGTATATATGGTTCTGTTGATACTGCTTTACTTCTTAATTATGTACGTCAAGCACAACGACTTTACTGTGAAACTAAGTTAGGTACTAAGCTAACACAAAAACTAAAAGACCTTATAGTAGCAGGTACAATAAATGATGTAGGTAATGAATACTACAAAGAATTACTTAACGACTATATAGGAGATTATCTACCTAATATGAGTTTATATATGGCTATACCTTTTTTAAGATTTAAAATAGAAGCAGGTAATATATACTCAAAGACTTCTGAAACTGGAGTAGCTTTAACAACTGCTGAATCACAACACATAAGATCAGAAATTTTGAATACTGGAGAATATTTTATTGAGAGAATGATAGATTTCATAAAAAACAATATTAGTCGTTTTCCTGAATACAATCTTAATTCTGGCTCAGATGTAAATCCAGACAGTAATGGTTTTTCTTATTTAGGAATGAATTTAGAAAGACCACAAGGACAAGGTAACAAGATAACATTAAGAGATTTCTTAACTCCTGATCTAACATAATGAAAAAAAGATATAAAGTAAAAGAAGTTAATAAGACAAAATTAAAATCATATTTAAAAAATGCCAATACAAAAAACAGTACAGGACACACTAGAGGTTGCAGCAGTAAACGGAACAGTTCTAAGTGTAACAACATTTTCTAATATAGAACTAGCATTAAAGATTATTCTGTTAGTGGTATCAATAGCTTATACTGTAGATAAATGGTATAGTCAAAAAAAGAAGAATGGCAAAAAATAAAATATACACAGTAGTTAAAAAAACACGCACTAAACGTAAAGGAGTACACTCAAAAAATGCTTCCAAATCCCAAAATGCTTTTAAAAAACAATCAAGAGGACAAGGTAAATCTTAAACTTGTTCGTGAGATATGTACTGATAAATCTACTATAGGTAGGTTATATCTTAATGAAGAATATGTATGTGATACTTTAGAGAATCCATATATAAACAATGAACGTAACATAAGTTGTATACCTACTGGTAATTATGTAGTTAGGTTGCGTTTAGCGAGAGAGAGTGCTACAAGAGATTACTTACATCTTTTAGTACAAGAAGTACCTAATAGAAGTTATATACTGTTTCATAGAGGTAATACTGCTAAAGATACGTTAGGTTGTATTCTAGTAGGAACGCATAATGAACAAGACTTTGTTAGTAATTCTAAAGATGCTATGGATTTATTAATAAGTGAAATACTTAAATTAGGTGGCGAGAATATTAAATTATCAATTAAAAAAAAATAAAATGAAAAATTATTTAATCTTAACAATGTTAAAATCAAAAAAAGTATGGTACACAATAGCTGCAATTATTGTACCATTTATAGCTAGAAGTTTAGATGTAGATGAGGTTCACGTTAGCGAAATGTTTTGGGCTTTAGTAGGATTAACAGGAGCACAAGGTTTAGCAGATAGTGGAAAGAAGTAATAGATACAGATTAAAACCACACGAGATACAAGTCATTCAAAAACTGCGAGAGCAAGAGTTAAGTAACGTATTAGTCATTGGAGATTTGCACGAACCTTTTTGTCTTGACTCGTATCTTGATTGGTGTATAGAACAATACCATACCTATAATTGCACGGAGATAGTGTTTATAGGCGATATAATAGACAATCACTACTCCTCCTACCACGAAACCTCAGCAGATGGTATGGGTGGCTTAGATGAGCTAGAATTAGCTATTAAGAGAATATCTAGGTGGTATGATGCTTTTCCTAAAGCTACAGTCATAATAGGAAACCACGACAGAATTATAATGAGAAAGGCACAAACAAGTGCAATACCTAGTAAATGGATCAAGTCTTATAAAGAAGTATTAGAAGTTCCTAACTGGAACTTTGTAGAAAGATACGAACTTAATGGAGTTCAGTATATACACGGAGAGGGTGGTACTGCAAGAACAAAGTGTAGAGCAGATATGATGAATACAGTTCAAGGACATCTACACACACAATGCTACACAGAACACTATGTTGGAAAAAACTTTAGAGTTTATGGAACTCAAGTAGGATGTGGTATAAATCACAAGTCCTATGCTATGGCTTATGCTAAATATGGAAAGCGACCTGCCGTA